TTCACGTTCAGTTCTATCTCTAAATGATACTTCCGTATCAACATTCATCAAGTCAGAGCAAGAAAAAGGTATTACATAGTAATTTTCTCTTAACTCATGTCGTTTTGAGAAGAAAATAGTATTCATCGTCAATCTCCTGTACTGAAAAAGTGTTACAATTAAGTCTTTTGAATACTCTCTGTCAGTAAAAAGTTTACAATTAGAACTTTTATAAACAACCTGACAACGAATTGTCAGTAAAAAGTATTCAAAAAACCCACCTAGAAAACACAGAAATGAATCTGTGTATCTAAGTATTACAATTTAAACGAAAAGTGAACGAATAGTATTAATAGAATGTCTCATGAATTCAAAAGAACTAGTAATTTCGATATCATTAGTAGTAAAGATTTCAGTTTCACAATGTTCTAAAATGTACTTAATGTTCTGGTAAAGATTAATACTTTCTTCTGACATTTCGTCAAGTAAACATTTAGTTTGATATTCGTCTTTTTCTTCTGCAAAATCTAATACTATAGATTGCAAATTTTCTGCAACATAACGAATGTCATTAAAATGTAGTACATTTAACATATCATCGTCAGTAACACTATGGTACACATTTTCAACTTCAGAGATAATACTTTCGCACTCTCCCATGATAGTTTCTGTAATAAACTCGACACTAAAGTTTTCAATTTTCGACATTTTAATTCTCTCTCTGTAAAAATTCTATTATATACAAAATCCGAAAAATGTCAATATAAGTGAAAAGTATTCATATAATGTGCTGGAGTACTATAGTATTACAATGTTACCTGATGTTACCTGAAAGTACTCAAAATCGCAGAAAAGTGTCAAAAAGTGCAATAAAGTGTTATTTTGTGTTAATGAGTACTACCAGAGTATTACCATATGAACATTGTGTGACCAAAAGTAATATAGAGTGATTTTGATATAACTTTTAGTAGTACTGACCAGTCAGTCATTAATACTCTAGTATTATCGCAGAATATATGTAATACATGAGTCTTAGTTGTTGTATCACACGAAACCTTTTGAATTACTTCCGGAGATTAACCGAAAAGTACTCAATCCCCTTCGTTAGTCACTAAAAAGTTCTCAAATTCCCAGATAATACAATTCACTTCATCAACGAATCCCAATTCACACAAAAGTTTACATTCCTGCATCACAATTTCACTGTGAATACCAAAGTTGTACAAATTCTCTCTGAGTTCTTCTAAACGTAACGAAATAGTATTCATTTTTCCCATTGTAGTACTCTTGTTTTAAAATTGTAATTATACAGTAAATCACAGAAAATGGCAAGTAACCAAAAAGTTCTCACAAATTCCCCTGTAATGAAAAAGTTTTACGATAGTACTTTTGTTTTCAACGCCCAGCCTCCACGTCCACCCCAGTCCTGCTTTCGAATAGTGTCCATTATACAGAAACCAGAGAAAATGTCAATATACTACTAAAGTACTCCATTGGGACAAAGTAATAAAAAAGTTTACAGTTGCCATTTTAGGCAGGATCGGTTATACTTTGTCCATCAAATCAAAAAAGAAACAAAAAATGCTTATCAAATTGTCAACATATGAGCGGGTTGCTGAAAATTTATTGAAGGGTCAACCTAAAGGGAAACCCTTTGGTAAACTGAAAACAAAAAGTCTACATTGGACCAAGCAGTCTAGGAATTTACAATTATTTTGGAGAATCAAAAGAACACACAGGCAACTGGAATACTAAAGTATACAGTTGCCATTTTAGGCAGGATCGGTTATACTTTGTCCATCAAATCAAGAAAGCGAGAAAATTATGACGGAATTTGAAAGCAAGTGCTACGGTATGTCTGAAGCGGATATCCGTGAGCAGTATATGAACAGCATTACCGCCCGCTTCAGTGGGTTGGAAATGGTTGTAATGGGTATTTTATCGGACTGCCAGGAATTGCTTCCCGCTGGTAAATTAAACGGAATGCCTGTAACCATCCGCAAGCAATTGAATATTGCTAAATTCATTCTATCGGAAATGCTTGAAAACAAAAGTACTACAGACTCCGATTATTTGGATTCTGCTGCTCACCTTGACCAAGTAGAATAACCACACAGGCAACTGGAAGAAAAAAGTTTACAGTTGCCATTTTCACCAAAATCTGTATAATCCATTCCATCAAATCGAAAAGGAAACAAAATGTCAAATTACACCTTCCCCTGTGCTTCAGTTAACGGATTGACCACAAACCAAAAGCGTGCCGCAATTGCCGCTCTCCGTGCTTCATTGGTCGCTGACCGTGAAAATGCCGCTGCTGCCAAAATCGCTGCCGCTGAATTGAAGCGTGCTACCGCTATTGCAAAGGCAGAAGCACGCCTTGCTAAATTGCTTGCTAAAAGCGTGGGTCCTGTGGGTTCCAAAGCAGTGAAAGCAAACAAGCGTCCTTCCAAGGGCGTGACATTCGGTGCTGAAGCGAATGATCTTGCCGCCAAAATCAAGGCAGGCGTTTCCACAATATAACCAATCCCCCGAGGCGAGCGACCCCTCGGTTTTTAAAGGAATTGGTTCGGTTGTGAAACCATTCGGATGCTGTGAGGAACACAGCTCCAGCCGGTGAGGAACACCGGCGTCCGGATGTAAGGCTAAGGGATCGAATCCCGGAGGCCGCCAGTTGGAAAATTACTGGCAAATAGTTGACCAAAAGGATGGAAGAAAAAAGTTGTATATTGCCATTTTGACCAGGAATGTTATACTCCTTCCATCAAATCAAAAACCGAAAGCGAATTATGAATAAATTGTCCAAAACCTCAAAGCTCGATAATATTCTGAGCTGGTCTCTGCAAGCACTGGAAACCTGTCCCGGTTCTGTATCGGCTTCAGGTGCTCTGGTTGACGCTTGCTCCGGATGCTACGCCACCACCGGAATGTACCACTTTGGCGCTGTTAAGGCAGTCCGTGCTGACAATAAGCAAGCATGGCAGGATGCTGGATGGGTTGACACTATGGTCCACGCTCTCCGCAAGCAGTCCTATTTCCGCTGGTTTGACAGCGGCGATATGTACTCCCTTGCTCTCGCCGTTAAAATGTACGCTGTAATGGTGGCAACACCTCACGTCCAACACTGGTTACCTACACGTATGCATAAGTTTCCTAAATTTAATACTATTTTATCTCAAATGCAGGCTTTACCTAATGTAATGGTTCGCCCTTCAAGCGATGCTATTGATGGTACGTATACTAAAGGTGTACATGGTTCTACCATATTGCCTGATTCTACCAATGTGCCAGAAGGTGTGACCTTATGTACTGCTTATGAGCATGGTGGTAAGTGTAATGGTTGCCGTGCTTGCTATTCTAAGGACGTGGCGGTTATCGGGTATCCGGCACACGGCAAGAAAATGGCAAAAGTAATCAAATTGGTTGCGGTTGCTGCTTGATATAGAATGATTTAGTATTAGTTTTCGCTCGGGCACTTGGTGCTCTTTTGGACTGGTTGAGCATTGCTCCCAGTCTTTTTTTTGTATTACTTTTGGGGAGCAGAGTAGTACTTTGGTTTGCGGATGGTGGGGCTGGCTGTATACTAAAGTATTATGGATGGGGTATGATGATATAATAAAAAGCTCCACCTGGTCAAACTCTTTTTTCCTATTTTTTATTTTCTCGGCCGGTTCCCAAGGATTCAAAAATTTTTTCAGGTGGCTCCACAAGAGAAAAATTCACTTTTCATCAATCCAATCAGGTTTCTCTACCTCTACAGCCCAATGTACAACACACCAGTCATCAATGGCTGTTTCATCAGCCATCAAAAAGGCTTTGTCGGCCTGTACCATCATCAGTACCCAATTGCGATACCATGATGATCCAAGGATTTGTTTCTCTGACCACGTTTCTTCTACATGCTGGCCACATTCACCTTCAAAAGATATTCTGTAATATTTCATTTTTCATTCTCCCACTTCCATCCTAATAGTTTCTCTGTAAACCAAATCTGTATTCTATTAGGTTTCTTGTACATAGCAAATGATGTACGAAAAGCTCCTGGATATAATACCCAATGACCCACTGGTTTTGGCCAGTTGTTGGCTATTGAGAATGTTCCTTCAGACGAATACGGAACCTTTTGGCCTTCATATTTGTATTGTGTTTCTTCAGACATTGTAATGCCCCAGTAATGTACGGTCTTGGACTTCCCAGTAGTATTCTACGGCCTTACGAGCATAGTCTGAGTCCACGTATTGGCCTAGAATACCTTCAATCTCTGTATAAATCTTGGCACCCCATATGGAGTTTTGGTTACCAATTTTGTATACTGCACCTACGATTTTGCCATCTATGTCATCATAGTATACCACTTGGCCAAATTCTTTTTCCATCCACTTTTTCATTCAATAATCTCCATAATATTATGATTATATAACAACTGCCTTATTTTGTCAATAGATGGTCTGTGAACTCTAGTAGGAGTTTGTGATGTTCACCATTGTGATAATGAGGCTTCATCCAAGAATATGCAGAGTACCAGTGTGGTGTACTTTCTGGATGACAGCCGATAACTCCTACATTATCCTGTATAAGAGCCATCGGATCGCCATTGGGATATAAGGAAACTATCTCTGACCTAGCAAGACCAGGACCAGTAAATGCAGGTCCATCGTAGAAGAACATTCTCTGCTCTTCGCCGTTCCACAGGACCTGTTGGTTCTTGGCATGAGGTCTCCTGGTGTCTGTGTTAGGACGCTTGATGTATTGTTCAGCATGAATTCCATCAAGGAGATTAAAATAGTGGTCAGCAGCCCAATAGCCGCCCATGCAGATACCGAGATACTTACCACCTCGGTTGACAAATTGTTTTATGGTCTTTCCGTTTTCTTTGAATAGGAAGTTAAAGGATTCGGAATCGCCAATGCCGCCGGGGAACGCAGTGATTTGGATATCGTCAAAGAAGTCATCTTCCACTCTATGCTTAGTGAATATCTTAAAGTCATAGTACTTGGAAAGAGATTGCATTATACCATTACCAGATTGTATCGAACACTTTGGTTGGTGTAAAAATAATGCTATCTTTGGCTTCATACGGGTACCAGATTATCCTTAAATATCTTCCAACAATGTTCCCAACTCCACTTCATACTATACTCTTGTACTTTGTTCCTGTCAAGGCCTAAGCAGCGGTATACTGCTGTACTTAGGTCTTTGTCCATGAAGCCGGTTTTGCCTTCTTCTATAACGTCCATAGGACCTGCGGCAGGATATGCCGCCACAGGAGTACCACATGCCATTGCCTCAATCATAACAATACCAAAAGTCTCCCAACGGGATGGGAATACAAAGGCTTCGGCATTAGCATAGTATTCTGCCAGTTGAATACCAGTTTTGAAACCAGTGAAATGTACATCTGGATATTTCTTCTTATATGTCTCTAACATAGGTCCGTCACCGACCATGACTTTAAGGTAACCTGGAAAGTCCATTTCTAAGAAATCTTCCAGATTCTTTTCTTTACTGACACGACTTACACAGACCAAATATTTACTGATTGTTTCTACACGGCGTTCTGGATTAAATATTTCACGGTCAACACCTCTGGTCCATGGAATGACAGTACCATCAAAGCCATGGTCAACAAGGTCATTCACCATTGTTTCGGTCGTAGTGAGTACTTTACCAGAATGTTTATGAAACCAACGGACATAAGACCATGTGATAAATTCTGGAATACCAAGTAGTTTCTTTATGCCTTCGGGAAACTTAGTATGATAAGCGGTATTGTAAGTAAGATTCTTACGGTCACACCACACACGGCAAGCAAGCCCCACTGGACCTTCTGTTGCGATATGAATATGGTCTGGCTGTATCTGTTTAATCTTTTTACCGATTTGACGAACCCAAGAGAGTTTAACTTCCGGATAACGAGGAGCGTTAATATGGGGAAATCTAGAGGGGTCAAGATACACAATATTATAACCGTCAGCAACAGCCTGCGCTTCCAAATTCTTGTAAGTTGTAACGACACCATTTATTTGCTCCGGTAAATTATCAGTTACGATTAGAATTGTTTTTGACATAATCCCTCCACTTTAAAACTTTTAAACTTCAATTCATATTTCATTGTTGACAGAACCTGTTCGCAGGTCTTTTGGTCATTGAATAACAATTCAACTCTTCCTGGTTGATCCTTTGGATTGTTCATGTGTACTGCTATCAAAATCATCATCCACATCGTCACTCTCCTTGGTCCAAGTTACAATCTCCCAAGTACCATCATGGTGTTCAACCAATGCGGTACACGATTCTACCCAATCACCATCGTTCATGTATGTGACACCATCTATTTCTTTAATCTCGGCCTTATGAATATGACCACAGATAACTCCATCAAATCCACGTTTCTTACAGTAATCTGACAAATTCTTTTCAAACTGGAATATGAAGTCTACAGCTTTCTTAACACGCTGCTTAAGAAACAAGCTAAGGCTCCAGTACCCAAAACCCAGCTTATGACGAATCCAATTATATTTACTGTTGAGGCTAAGTATGAAATCATATGCTTTATCTCCTAACATTGATAACCATGGTGCTAGTCTTGTAATACCATCAAATAGGTCTCCGTGTGTGACCAGATAATGTTTACCATCTGCACCAACGTGTTCTGTTTGATTGACTACTTCTATCAGACCAAATCCAATGTTGTACTGAATGAATGGTCTGAGGAATTCATCGTGATTGCCGGCAACGTAGATGACTTTAGTTCCACGTTTGGCATGGCCTAGGACTCTGCGTACCACATTTGTATGTGATTGCTTCCAACGCCATTTGTTTTGTTTGATTCTCCACGCATCAATAATATCACCAACAAGATACAGTGTTTCGCAACTGTTATGTTTTAGGAAATTATTGAGTTTGTCAGCTTGACTGTCTTTAGTGCCAAGGTGTACATCACTAACGAATATAGTTCTATATGTTTTTTGCATTTTGGAATATTAATTGTGGTGTATCCATTATCTATAATTTTAAACACTTCGTAATATTCCTGTCACAATTTATTGTGAATTCATCCTATGAAAATGTTTATATAATGTATAATAATATCTGAATCTTATAGGTTCATGGTCAGGATTCGGTAATTTTTCTCCGTAAATTCGTTTCATGTCCTCATAGATTTCTAAAGTTTCTTCATTACTCATAGATACTGGACCAAATCTTCAGTTTTTCTTTCTTTGCAATTCTAGCAGCATTGATATTAGAATCAGAAACAATACACTTCTCTACCATAATATCAATCATCGCTAGAAGGTCACCAACTTCTTCTTCTAAACTTTGCATATTGCTTTTATCGGTAACAGGATGTACTGAGTCAAATCCAAATCTAAAAATTTTAGAAATAGCCTGTGTAACCTCAGCACATTCTTCCTGCGTAATACAAAAAATCTCTTTAGTCTTTTTATCCATATTAATCATCTATAAACATAATAACAGGTAATTCGTTAGCAATCATTAAGGCTGCTTCCAATTTACTCTCCGCCAAAACCCTACAGGTCACAATACCATTTCTAATAATAATATCAAAAGGCATTGAACCAGCAGGAACCCAAGCTTCGTCTAAGTAGCAAGAGATTTTATACTCTCGTACATTCTTGCATCGGTCAATAAGGTCATCAAGCACATCTTTTGCGGCTTGATAGTCTTTGTCACGCTTAGACATACTCACTCAATAGTGATGAAGCACCACCATTCTCATTCTGCACAAAATCTTCAGCAATGTGTTCGGCACTTTCTTCATTGTGTGTGGTGATTTTTTGAATCATCCGACCATCAATGAATAAAGTAACTTCCCACTTTTGAAACCTTGGGTCAAAACCTTCCAGTTTCATTTTTGTTACTGTAGCTTTTTTGTTTTCATTAACAAATTCTGAATATATGTTCATTTGCTCTCCTATGTAATCATGTTGATAAAACGGTTCAGAATAACACGATTGTTAATTCGGTTACCTGCATACTTAGTAAATGCGGAAACGATACCACGTTTAGTGGCATTTTCCTTAACCTCAAAGGCTACATCATCCTCAGTATCTAGGCCGTTTGACCGGAGCAAATAGTATTCATCAAATCCAGTGTTTTGAACCACAAAGAATTTATCTTTTACGAATTGTTCTTTGACTTTATATCTTTCAGAATAATCTGGAAAGAACATATTGCCAGCAGAACCAGTAAGGTCTTTAGTTTTCAGAACATAGAATCCAACAATATTGGAATTTGTACGTTTCTTCAACAAACGAATCAATGCGCTTGTTTGGTTGAAAGAGTTTGCATTGCTTCTCACTGTTTCTTGGTGCCTGGTAACTGGATCACGAAGGACAAGGTGTTTCCTGTCGTATCTTGAATTGTAGTTGGTCTGACCAGATTCATTTTCATAAATTTCATAAGATGGAGAACCTTCGCCATCAGTTAGAAACACAGTATTCACAATTTGTAATTTGTATTTCTTTTGAAAGTATGGAACAATTTCCATAGCAGCGATAACTGCCTCATTCAAAGGAGTTCCAGCCATGGACATCCAATATGGTTGTTTACTTCTTCTACCATTAGGTCCACAACCTGCCATAGAAACAAGAGCAGAACCAGCATAGGTGAATTCAGCGGCAGACATTCTACTTGAAAGAATATTACAGATACCAAATTTTTTGACAGCCAAATCACCTCTTTTAGGTCTAGGTTGATAAGTCTGTTCATAATCAATCTCATCAACAAAAGTATACACTTCAAAAGGAATGTTTACTTTCTTACAGAACAAAGTAAGATTAAGTAATTGCTTCATAGTGTTGCTCATGTGTTCAACCATAGAACCAGACCAATCTAAGAACATTACAAGACCATGTGATTTACCACCAGGAACAACTGTAACTTTCTTAAAGATATCTTCACTGAAACCATATGAGAAAAGTTTCTTCATATCCAAATCACCAGTTTTTGCAGTGGTGGCTCGTTTCAGTTGGTCAGCGTTTTTACGCATTTCAAATTCTTTGACAAGGTAAGAAACAACCTTGTTTGATTCACGGCGGAGATTCAGGTAAACATCAGTTTGTACTGAACAAAATTCTTCTTCTTTGTAACGTTTCCACAAAGGCTTGTAATCGTAGACTACTTTTTCAACTTCCATTTTAGGAACGTTGGCATACAAATAATCTTCACCAAACTCAAACAGTCGGCTTTCATTCTCACGGAATGCTTCATCAGTGAAAGAACGGATTTCTGATTCGGTTTTGGAATCTTTGAAATCATCTTCATCCGCCAAATCACCAGATTCATCAAAATCTTCATCTGAGTCTGAATCTTCGGTTTCATCATCATCAGGTGCCGCACCTGATGCTTTTGGTGCATCAGGTTCTAAATCTAAATCATCATCAAAAACTTCCGAAAAATCATCTTCATCATAATCTTCGTCACCATCATCTTCTTCTGGTTGAAGTTTTTCTTTGGCTTTTTGTTCTTCCATTTCCTGTTTCATGTATTCAACGATACGTTTGGAAACTTCAATAACATCATCATAGGTTTCTGTTTTTTCAACATCATTTACCAGACCACGTTCAATCTCATTGAATTTAATACCCAAGGATACGCCACCTTTTGTATAAAGGTTCAGGCGGTCAAGGAAGTTTAGCAGGTTTAGGTTTTTGCCTTTAGTACCAAAGAAGTCTTTTTCAATCAATTCTTGGTATGCTTTAAGGAAAGGTAATTTAAGACCTGGATATTTGTATTTGATTTTGCGTTCAATGCGGCAATCTTCAACCACATTGGTAACGTTCATGTTAATTTTTTGTCTTTTTGCTTCAAGCATTCCGTCCATAGGAGTGTAGAGAGCATGGCCGACTTCATGACCGGTAAAAAGGTCATACAAAGCTGCCGATAGGTTTTTATCTAGTGTGGGAATAACCAAAATACGATTCTTAACATCAAAGGATGCTGTACGAACATTACGGTGTTCAATCGTTAGGTTTTCTGTGGCCATGAGTTTGGCCAAAAGTGATTTTGAGTCAATTAATTCCATTTTACTTCCTTAACAATATAATGTATTGTAACATAGTTAATGTTAGATTGTCAAATTTATGTTACGGTTGTGTCTTTTTTTGACAACACTATTGATCCGTTCTCTACGGAGATGTTTAGTGTATCGCCTGATTTCCAACCGGTTTCTTCCAACATTTCTGGAGGAATGGTAAAAAGAAAATTATCGGGGTCTCCAGGAATATCCTGAAACAATTCTTCGTAATTGTATACTTTACTCATAGTATTCCTTCATTTTTTTATACCATTCTCCGTCATTTTCAAATCCGGTTTGTGCTGCCCATATTTTTATAACGTTTTCCAGTCGCTGCCAAGGCTCAAGACTATCACACACTAAGTCTGCCGGTACTATTTTTTCATCAATTTGTGTCATTTGTAATTCTCCAGTGAATTTTTCAGTGGATGTTTATTTTTCCGGCTGAATTTTGTGTCAATTTTGTGTTTTTGCACAGGTTTAATGGGTGTCCGGCAAACCGGACGCTTAAGTTCAATAACAAATTTTAATTCTTTGCTCATTTTATCGCCTCATACTTGAAATTTCTACAGCTTCTTCACTGTTAAACACAGGTACAGCGTTTGATTTGTGCATTGTTGCAATTCCCATCACTTTTGTGCCTGTGTAAACCTTTGGTGCTGCCTTTGTAGCGACACCAAGGCCTGTATCTACTGACGGATAGTGCTTTGTCTCACGACCCGGAGGCGCAGACAAAGAATATCCTGATAATTTGGTGCTTGGAGTATGTAGTTTTTTGATTATGGGTTTTTGGTGCGAAGCCAACCATTGCTCATATTGTTCACGAGCGGCTTTTGTCACATTTTTTTGCTTTGACTTGCGTAGATTCACATGAAACATCATAAATTTTCTCCAAACGAGTTATAAGTATACTCGTTTTTCGTTCAAATGTCAAGCGGTGTTGCTGGATTACAACATTAGTAACTTTTTCTTGCTTTATTGCTTTTTTTCAATGAGCCATAACCTGCATCATAATCATAATCATCATAATTATGCTTTATTTTTCTTTTTTCAACTTTTTCATCCCTACGTCTATTACGTTTTGGTGAAAAATCATCATCATAATCATTCTTACGAAACTTAGCCACAAACTTTGACACTTAATACTCCTATGGTTTTACGGTAACATATTGGGAAAGGCCTCTTTGACAAACTTATAATCAAGACCTTTAACACCTAAATCTTTTTGGAAAATACCAAGAATAACTTCTACTTCACGGGGTTCAACAGAATCCAAAATCTGTGACAACAATTCATACCGCCTTTTTTCTGTTAATCGTTCAGCAGTTTCATTACCTTCACTAAAAACATATAATCGGCGTAAAATTGATTCTAAACTGTCGAATGTAATTCCTGGAAGTGAATCTGTTGGCAACCTGTAGTTGTGTGGCAGTTCTTTTACTTTCCATTGTATTTGTGGATGATATGCCATCTCTAAAACCTTAACGAGTGTCGGTGATAAGTTTTTTTCAATCACATTCATTCGTTCTTTTTTATTCTTTGCTTCTTCAAATTCATCAAATATTTCAAATATTCTTTTCATTAGAATTCCTCAATTACTTCCATTAGGTTAAATAATTTATTTGCAATAAAGTAATCCAGCAATTTACCTTTGACTGGTACTGTTTCTTCATAATTATTTATAATTTTAGACTGTATATCACCTGGTATGTTACGCAGGTCAATCAATGTTTGGTTGCGAGTAAAACCAATCTTAGCATTCTCGTCATATTCATTGTAATGTTCCGACATGAATTTGGTAAGTTTGGCTTCTGTCATCACCTTTTGGCGAATTTCACGGACAAAGGTGTCACTTGGTGAGAGAATGTTTGGAATGCCATCACCTTTATCACCATTGATAATCTTTTGCTTCAATTCTTCTAACGGATTCTCCGAAATCAGAAATTTCTTTTGTGTGGGATTGTATTGTTTAACGGTGTAATCACTTTTACCATTATACATCTGTAATTGTAAGAAATCACCATCACTGGAAATAATCAGGATGTTTTCATGCATGATATGACGAGGAACAAGCGTGCCAATAATATCATCGGCTTCTGCACCTTCAACATCAATAACTTTGTATGGGAAATTTTCTCTGAGTTCGACCTTAAACTTGGCCAACATATCAAAGATAAGGTGCCAATCTAGGTCTGAATTTTTACGGGATTTTTTACGACCAGCTTTGTAGAAAGGAAAGTATTCCTTGCGCCAATACTTACGGTTGTCAGAACACAGTACAACTTCACCATATTCTTTACGGAAGTTCTTCAGGTGACTCCTGATGATGTTCAGGATCATGTGTCTGATTAGACTTTCTTCCAACTTTATATTTTTTGAGTTAGCAATCTGTGCCATGAGGCCAGCTAACAAAACCTGGTTAAGGTCAACGAGAATCATAATAAACTTTCAATAGTTTCAATAAAATAGTATTATATCAGATATCTTTAATCTTGGCAAGTATGTCATCCACAAATTCTTGTGACTCTGTGGTTTTTCTGGCCACAAACCCATACCAATTTTGTGGAATTAATCCAGAAACATAAACTCTAGGATCTGCCAGAATGGCATCCCATCTATCATGGTCATATGTACCATTTTCTGGATCAAACTTAAACAACACAATATGATATTCGGGACCTAAATCACTTCCACCAATTTGACTTCCAGGTATTTTGTATTTACAACACTCAACCTTCATTGTATCTTCTTCACTTGTAGGCAACCAAAACAGAACATCAAAATCTGTCATGTCCTTAAAATACGCTAGCATTGCAATCCTTTTATATGTGACTTTCTTACTCTAACCATAATCCAGCTATTGTAATACATATCACTTTCTAACACACCATTAACAAACTGTTCTTTTGCTTCAAGGTAACCACATTCACCTTTGCTTTTGCATAAGTGGATGATTTCTCGTTTAAAGTTATCTTGGCCATGTAGTATAACATCTTTTTGTAAAATGTCACTAGAACCGTAGTAAGTTTGCCAGTCCGAGGAAATTTTGAAACGTTTCTTCTTACCTTTGACTTGTCTCGTTTTGGATGTATAAAAGAATTTCTTACCAATATATTGTCTACCATCTACCATGTTGGTAATCCGGTAGACAAATCCATAGTTTTCACCAATTAAATCTTCTGTAAAATCTTTGTTATCATATATCCAATTTAGTTGTCCCATTTTTCATCATCATCATTGAGTTCATCGTCCTCTATATATTCTTCTTCGGACAGTTCTTCAATGTGTTCGCCGCAAAATGGGCAAATCTCTGGATAATGTTCTGATACTAATTCTTCCATGTAAACTATGTCGTAACTGGATTCACAACTATGACATTCTGCTGTTATTGTTTTTGTTGTCATTTGATTTCCTTTTAGTTAGCCCAAACATCACCCCAATTTCCTGACAATGCGCCTTTAGCATAATCAGTAGCACGATTCTCAAAGAAGTTAGTGTGTGTTGGTGCGTTAATCATTTCCTCAACCCATGGCAGAGGATTCTTTTTCACTTTAAAAATGCCTTTAAGACCAAGAGATATAAGGCGTCTATCAGCAATATAACGTATATATTTTTTAACATCATCACTAGACAAACCATCCATAGCACCCATAGAAAATGCCAAGTCAATAAACTTATCTTCCAGTTCAACCATTCTTTCGGCGATGGTGTAGATTCGTCCTTTAAGTTCATCATTCCATATCTCTTTGTTTTCCTCTATGTAGGTGCGGAACAATTTAATCATTGATTCAGCGTGCATAGTTTCATCAACAATAGACCAAGTAACAATTTGTCCCATGCCTTTCATCTTGCCTGTACGTGGAAAGTTAAGCAACATAATGAAAGAGGAGAACAACTGCATCCCTTCAGTAAAAGCACTGAACACGGCGATGTGGGTTGCAGTTGAAGCGGCATCACCATTCTTAGAAGAAATGTCTAACACATAATCGTGTTTATCTTTCATTTCTTGATAATCTAAGAATTGGTTATATGTTGTTTCAGGTAGACCAAGTGTTTCAATCAAATGTGAATATGCAGCAACGTGTAATGCTTCTCTTGCCGCAAAACCCATCAGCATCATACGAACTTCTGGTTGTGGAAAGTATGGAAGATAATTCTTTACATAACCACCAGCAACGTCAATATCACCTTGTGTGAAGAAACGGAAGATGTGTGTAAGAAATTGTTTCTCACTATCAGATAGTGTTTTCTTCCAATCTTTAACATCTTCTGACATTGGTACTTCTGTATGAAGCCAATGTGATTGTTCGTGTTTTAACCAAGCATCATATGCCCATGGATAATTAAACGGTTTGAAATAGTTTCTATCTTCCGTTAATTTTTGTAGTACTTCTTTTTTAGCCATTTATCCACTCTCTCATAACATTTTCAGGTTGAGAACCGGATATTCTTTTAATTTCAATGTTATCTTCTACCATCACTAAAGTTGGTACCGAACGAATACCATACTCTGTTGCAATTTCTGGAAGTACGTCAATATCAATAACTTCAATTGGAATATTTGTTTCAATATTCGCTAGTGTCATTGCTAAACCTTTACATGGTTGGCACCATGATGCTGTAAATCTTAATATCTTTTTCATTTTATTTACTCTTATAGTTGTTGTTGTTCTTTGCTTCTAATTCTCTTAAATCCATTGCAACATCAGCAACGCCATGCCAATCTTGCATTGAAATCATAACTTGAAGATATTCCATTAGAATTTCTTTTTGTACTTGAAAATTTGAATAATCTTTATTTGCCATTTTTATCCTTCGCAAGCTATACAATCGTTACCTTGAGCAACTTGAACCATATCAAGTTCTTTAATAACTTGTCGCTCAATTCTCTTAGATACTTTATCTGCTTTGCCAATCTTTTCTGAACGGCAATAGTAAAGTGTTTTTAATCCTTTTTTCCATGCCATAAAGTGAATGGCGTGAATATATTTAATGTGTGCATCTGGACGGAAGAACAAATTTAATGACTGTGCTTGGTCAATATATTGTTGACGGTCAGCAGCCAACTCAATAACCCAACGTTGGTCAATTTCCATGGATGTTTTAAATACTGCTTTTTGATTTTCATCCAAAAGATTTAAATGCTGTACTGAACCATCATTTGCAATAATTGATGACCAAGTATCATTATATTCTTCTTCCGTTTTCGTCAACTCTTTGATAATTTTATCTAACCAACGATTCTTGTTTAAAAATGATCCTGAAAGAGTGTCTTGACGGTAAGCGTTAGCCCGATAAGGCTCGACACTAGGGCTAGTATTTCCCATGATGATAGACGAAGAAGCATTTGGAGCAATAGCCATAAGATGACTAAAGCGTTGACCAGTGCCAGCAGCATCAGGAGCGGGACCTCGTATTTGTCCAAGAGATTGGTTAGCATCATCTAATCCTATTCTAATGTGTTTAAAGATTTGGTTGTTTAGAACCTTGCCCATCACTCCTTCAAAAGCCACTCCCTTTCGTTGTAGGTAAGCATGAAAGCCCAAAGCACCGACACCAATGCTGCGCTCACGTATGGCAGAATACCTTGCACGTTCAATGGTGGAAGGAGCATTATCAATAAAATACTGAAGAACATTGTCAAGCATTTCAGCAACATCATTAAGGAATAACTTATTATCTTTCCATTCATCATAATACTCCAAGTTTAAAGATGATAAACAACATACAGCAGTTCTTTCTTCATTTGTTGGTAAAATGATTTCAGAACAAAGATTAGATTGGTGAATTTTCAATCCCAAATCTTTTAAGAAAGAAGGCATCTCTCTATTACTTGTATCAATGAAGTGAATATAAGGCTCACCTGTATGCATACGCAATTCTAAGATTTGTTGCCATAGATGTTTGGCTGATACTGTTTCTCTTACTACTTTTGAATGTGGATCAATTAAATTCCAAGAATCATCTGCATTTGGATCCAACATACACTTTTCGATGATGTTCATAAAGTCATCGGTGATATTAACACCATGATGTAGATTCAGACAACGCACATTAGGGTCACCTGTTGGTTTACGCATCTCTAAGAAAGCAATAATATCAGGGTGACTGATATCGAGGTAAGCAGCATACGAACCACGGCGTGTTCGTCCTTGGCGATAAGCCAACGATGAAGCATCATAAATCTTGAGGTGGGGCATAACGCCTGTGGATTTATCATCAGTAGAGCGGATGCCGAAACCAATGCCAACACCACCACCGAGCATACTAAGCCAATTTGTTTCAGATAAATTATCAACTAATCCCTCCGCTGTATCTTCAATGAAGTTAAGAAAACATGAAATAGGAAGGCCACGCTTAGACCTCCCAAAACTAAGAATTGGAGTA